AAATGTTTTTGATCTTAGCCATATCTACTCCCTAGATTTTTGCTTGATAAGAAACTGTGAAAAGAATGACAACTGCTGCGCCTTGAGTTGTTTGGCGATAAGTCATTTGATGACTTTCAAGTCCTGAAAACATAACTACTCCCCCGAAGCTGACATCATTTCGGATGACTGTTTCAACATCCCCCAAAAGGGTGAATGCCGTTGTCCGTAGAGATGTGAGGTCTGTTCCCCCATTAGCAGCCCAAAGAGCGCAAGTAAGGGTTCCGTACTCGAATTTTGAAATGGCTCCAAGTTGCTTATATTCCTGGCGGGCTGATCCTGCTGTGACATCATCGCCCTCCATTGAGCCATCTGTTCCAACCACAATCGCGTTGCCTGGATAGGACTGATCAATTTCAATTCCATCAAAGACACGGATGCCTGAGAGAGATGAAGCATTGCGAAGAGCTGTGATCAATGCCGATGTGAAGGTTGGAAGTGCTGAGGTACTCATGCAAGTCCTGGCAATGATGTTGGATCAAGCAATTCCATTGCTCTGCGAGGAAGAGAATATGTTGATGCTGGATAAAGCTCATCACCGGTTTGATTGCGACCCATGACATTCATCGCTCCGCGTTGTGTCTGCCATAAGTGACGAATGATCTCGAGAACGCCTTGCTTGGCAGCCATTGGAGGGTTGACATAACCAGCCACATAAGTGACTGAAACATTGTTCATTCCAGCAGTCCAATAGCCATAAGAATTGGTTGCATAAAGGGTTCCTGAACCAATGCGATACAAGCGTTGACCGGTTGGATCGATGACATATTGCCCTGAATTGAGCAACACGCCATTTTCATAAACGGAAGTGATCGAAATAGCCATCGGATCGCGAAGTCTTATGAATTCATTTCCACCGTCATAAAGTTGAGAGGTGAAGGTTTTGCGACCCAAGATGACTCCTGTGTATGACTGAGCCAAGTCATTTGCCGCATCCATAAATCTGCGAATTTCATTCTCATTTGCGTTGGCGGTTGGAATGTTGAGATATTCCAAAACTTCGTCATATCCAACAATTCCAATGTCGGCAATATCGCGAACCTCAAAAACATCTGAATATGCTTGAGGATAAGAGCCTGTTGCATACCAACCGATCACATGGCGACCAGCAAGGGTTGGAAGATAGTTGGTTGTGTAAGTTCCAGTTGTGCTTGTTGCCGTTGTGAGAGATGTGTTTGTGCCATCGGGAAGGGTAACTGAGGCTGTTACTGTGCCAGGATTGACGGCATTACCGGATGAATCAACGGTAAGCCAAGTCAAATAAACCTTGTCACCAAGATCATAACTTGCCATTGTTACTCCTTAGAAATTGGGGCATTGGATTCTTCTGCCAGGGGTACATCGGAATCCAATGCTTGTTTTTGTTGGATTGCGAAATCTCGCATCGCATAGTGATGCCGTTCGTCAAGCCAAAATTCTTTGCGGTGTTGCAAAATTGCTCCAGTATGAGCATGAATGGAAAAGCCAAGAGATTTGAGTCGCTTGGAAAATAATAAATCCTCGCCAAAATATGTGCCTTCAATTGCGCCTTCAACAAACCAAGCCCAATCTTTGCCTTGATTTGGAGTCGCTTGCTTTTGAAGCTCTTTCAAAACGCTGCGGTGGATGAGCAAACATCCTGTTCCAGCAGCATCAACTTCAATGATTGAATCGAGCGGATAATCATCAATAGGTTGCAACCCTTTATCATCGCTCATTTGATAAATGGTGGGTACTGGTCTGAGCATATCGTCATTATCAAAGAACGCTGCGAACACCAATCCTGAAACGATTGGTCGCAATTTTTCATCGGCTGCATCTACCAGCTTGAAGAATGTGTCTAGGGTCAAGCGTTCATCGGCATCAATAAGCAAAAGCCAAGGAGTGTCAACTTCTTCAAGAAAGTTTTTGACAACCACATTTCGAGATCGTGTTGTCAATCCAATATTTGCCACTTGAATCATGTGATCAAGTCGCCCACTTGGATGGCGGGCAATATGGATCAAATCCATTGCCAACTGACCATTGATTTTGCCGTCATTGACTATGCCAATACAAAGTTTGTCTTTTTTGTTCACCGTGACTCCATCGCGATTGTGATTGCGGTGGTTTCGATGATTCCTGTTTCATGTTCTGCGATAAGTTCATCAAGGGCAGCAATGCCTTTCGATGCTACGAGATCACGAGCAGTTTTCAATCCTTCAAGAAAGATTGACTTCATAAAATCCCCCGATTTTAGTTGTGGATTTGAAACAGCCTTGGCTTTTACACCAAGGCTGAATCAACATTTAGGTTCTAACTAATTAGTAACCTGAAGGTGCAACAGTTCCGGTTCCTGTAATTGCAGAAACAGACTTGTTGAAACGGTGTGCAAGAGCTGCATATCCATAGACCTGGAAGCGAACTGTGAGGTTAGCTGATAGGACATCAGGAAGAACGCGAGTCTTCACGCCTGATTCAAAGAGGTAAGAATCTGAGAACTTACCAACTAGAACAGGAGTTTGGTTTGTTGCAGCGCCATAAGTCTTTGGCATTGTTGCATCAATGAATACAGGAACGCCTTGGATTGTTCCAACAAGACCTGCTGGAGCGCCTGGGTTAGTAACTGTACCTGCTGCGTTGAATGCCTGTGATGCGCCGGTTACTGGCACAACTAGAGGGCGTGTGTTTCCGTCAACTTGGCTGGCGAACCAGTACCAAAGTGATGGGTGCATTACGATAGCTTCAGCAGCCTTGTAACGGTTTGTTGTGACCTTTGAGATCGCCTTAGCGATTGAGATCAAACCATTTGCAGCAGATGGAGTTGATTCAGTCCATGTTGTTGGGATGCCGTTGGTTGTATCAGTTCCAAGTGTCAAAAGACCCTTGAGAGTTCCTGATGTTCCATCGCCAGCACCGACAACTGCTGTGTTGAGTTGAAGTGCATAGTCAGCCATTAGGTCGCCGAATACTAGGCGATCAAGACCACCAGCAAGAGGAGACTGCTCAACAAGCTGAATTGACACATTCTCATAACCTGAGATTGTGCGAACTGGAGCTGTGACTGTTGATGAAACCATGTCACGAGTTGTTGTTGCAGCGTTATCAGCAGATTGGAATGCAGACAATGTTCCTGTTGTGATTTGAGGAATATTGATTGAGTCTGTTCCTGCTGGAAGAGCCATGTTTGTAACCAAATCAGCTGTTACGCGAGCAGCACGAGCGAACTCTGCGTATTCGTTGATGAGGTAGATAGGTGGAACGAAATCTCCACCAGCGCCGTCTGTGCGAGAAATGTCGCGAGTTTCAATTGCGACTTCCTGTTGGTGACGGTGTAGGCGCTCCCATGAACGAGCATCATTGCGGAGTGTTCCAGCAATCATGTCGCGTACGAATGAGTTTTCGCCGTTCTTCTCGTAGGTGTGAGCCTCACGAGTAACAACTGCGCCACCGAAAGTCTTCACTCCGGCTTCAGCGCGTGATTCTGCAATTGCAGCTTTGCGAGCTTCTACTGCTTCAACAGTAGCAAGGCGCTCGTCAACCTTTTCGATCTCTGCTTGCTTATCGGTAACAGCATCGAGGGCTTCAGCTGATACATCGTCAGAAGCAAGTGCTGCTTCGACTTCTGCAACTAAACCATCGCGTTGTTCCTTGAGCTTATTGACTAGAGACATTTGTGTCTCCTCTCAGGGTTGGATGAATAAAAACCGCTAGGGCAAGAGCGCCAGGGGCAATCGCGTGACTACTTGGTCAGCGAATATTGTTTGAACTTCAGCGCCAATTTGCGCTTGCGAAGATTGAGGTCTTCGGTTGCTTGCTCATTGCGAAGTCCGACTGATGTGTCGTCATACGCTGGAAGATTGACAACTGAAATCTCATAAAGATCAAGATCGGTCAAGGTACGAAGTCCCTCGGCGCGAGTATCTCCACCAGGGGCAACGGTGAATGCAAAACTCATCTTGTCAACATCTCCGCGACCTAAAGCCGAAGCAAGTTCAGCAGCGCGAGGATTTAGAGGATCAAGTGTTGCCTCCATGCGAAGACCAATTTCATCTTCAGAAAGTTGCAAAGTTCCTGAGCGAGTTGAAGCCAATGGAAGTTGTTCCATATCGTGATTGATAAGAAGGAAAATGGGATTGTCTGTTTGAAGTGTGCGAGTGAATGCTCCTGGAGCGATTACCTCACGAAAGTTCAAACCAGTTGCCTCATTATTGAAAGTTGCGGCATAACCAGCAACCTTGATTGAGCCATCATCTGTTGCAACTGAACGAACTTCAGCCGTCATTGTGATGCGTTC